GTGCCAATCTGCGGTAAATAGGATCATTCTATATCGAACTCGTCAGAAATGTCCTCGTCTACAGAGCCATCACCGCCGCCCTGCAATCTTTTCAGAAGCTCCATTTGAGCGTCTGCTGTTGGTCTAGGAAGAACATCATCCATAGACTTAAGATCAGAAGTTAGTGCCACTTCTTCTTCAGTTAATGCTCTTGGTTTGCATTTTAATACTTGAAGATTGTATTCAACATTGAACACTTGTGGTCCAGTTTTCTTTCTTTGGAAGATAACATCCCATCCTTTTTCAGGATCGGTTGGGTCGCCCAAGTCTTCCATAGCGACTAAGATTTGATCAAATAACTTTCTTTTTAAGTTAAGAACTTTCAAAGATCCATCAGACAAATCGATACACTGGACAGCGTATGCCCATCCGCATTTTAAGTCTGGGTAGAAAGTTTTGACGTGATCTGGCTCTTTGTTGTTGAAAGTTTCAGTCTTTCTGTCAAAAGATAAACACTCCATAGGAATGTTTTTGCCATTCTCACCTTTGATCCAGTAGATATATCTAGGAAGTAGATCACCTACTAATCTTACTGAGTGATTCTCTTTGGAACCATAGTTATAAGTTTCGATTTTTTCTTTTTGTGCGGAACCTTTTGTTTCGCCGAATGTAATTGCCATTTATTTCTCCATTGTCTCCTCAAACATAAAGTGTATTTTATTGTTCTCTATGTTGAGCAGTCTATTATTTGTTATTATGTTCTCATTCACTGGTAAGTGCATGAGGTCTAGTGTGGTGTCTCCAGTTTGTCTATAATGATAATAGTTGCGATAAGAAGCGACACCTGCATACTCTGCAACCTCTTTATCACTATATGTGCGACCAGTGGTAAGCAACTCCTCTGCATTAAGCAGAAAAGAGTTACCACCATACTTGTGCTGGTAAAACTTAAAAGTTCTATCAGCATAGTTCTTAGGATACAATTTGTAAGTTACAATACGAAGTATCGTGAGAATATCACAAACCTTACCATTGCTTACTTTTAGTATTTTGTCCCAGTCGTAAAATATCATATATTATAACAAGATTTTAAGTTGTTGTCAAGAATTATTTTTCTCTGCTTTTTCTGCAGCCTTCTGAGCTAATTTATCAGAGTACTCAGGCTGTATCGTTGGATGAATGTCAAGTTGTGCCATATTTACCAAGTTACCTTGGAATACATAACTACCTGTATGCATCAATTCAATATGCGGCAGAGTCCAAATATCTATTCCGATCTTTGAACAGTTCTGACAGAACATGTAATCTTCGGAAAGATATCTGTTTTGTTCATTGATAATACAATCAAAGTATGCCATTATCTTTTCACCTCTTTCAAACTCACCTTCTCGCAAGTGATCTGGTGTGTATAAATATTCAGGGTAAGCTTCTGCATACTTAGTGAAAACGTCTCGATGTATAAGCATAAATCCTGTACCTGCTTCTTTAATCTTTACAGGTTCAAAGATCGGTGCTCTCCCGTCGGGGTATGCTATCGGATCTGGATTAAATACCATATCTCCTGCTAATTTTTCTAGACCACGAGGATCGTCATCATACTTACCAGACTTAGCACCAATTAGGATTTTTTCCCATGCTATAGTTTTCTTTGGATAAAGAGCAGTAAGTATTTCGATATCAGGTCTTTCTGTAGCCATATGTAGCATATACATAAGATCAAGTGCTTTCCAAGATATATCACTATCAATAAACAAGAGGTGAGTAGCGTCAGATTTTAGAAAATTTGCAACAACATAATTTCTTGCTCTAGTAATCAAACTCTCATTAAAAAGATAGTATATCTGAATTGGTACTCCATACTGCATACCTAATGCAACTGTGTCCATTAGAGACTTAGTATACATGCCGTGGCACATGCCACCATACATGGGAGTTCCTATATACACTTTCATCTTTCTCATTTCTTCGAGATTTAATTGAATTTGCTTTTGTGTCATATTGTTTTCACCTTATATCCTTGTTTAATATAATAACCCATACGGGCACTTGCCTGCCTTGCGGCAGTTTTTCCTCGAAGATGAATGTCTACGACCACTGGGGTCTGCTTTCCTTCCTCTTCTCGAATAACCCTACCAATAAGCTGAGTCAATAGTGGCTCATTATTGATAGGAGTTCCTAATATTAGACAACTCAAGCAATTCAAAGAAATACCTTCTGAGAATATTGACTGAGTGCCAAATAAAATGTTTTTTGAAGTTTCCATTAACTTCATAGTTTGTTCACGATCTTGGTGTTCCATCTCACCAGTAATGTGAACTGCGTTATCTCCGACTAGCTTTTGTGCTGCTTTTAGAAAAG